TGGAAAGCATACCAAGAGAGTCTAACACAAACATACAAGGTTTGCGATCCTCTTCAGGTTTTTTTAGATATAAGTCAACTGCCTTGAGTGCCTTACTACGGAACTCCTCAACAGTAACAACATTGACAACAACTGTGCGATCTAAATCTACCCCGCGACTTGCGAGTAGAGACTTATTAACAGCCGCTTCAGTGTCAAAATATAGACAATACCCATCGGGATTGCTATCAAGGAAATTTTTAACGACAGCGAGGCTGAAGAAAGTTTTGCCAGTGCTAGACTCGCCAGCAATGGCAGTAATCTTATTCCTAGATACACCACCAAATATAGACCCTGAAACAAGTCCGTTAAAAATGTACGAACCAGTATCAACATACTCTTCAGTTTCGTCAATATCGGATGCGAGTTTTGTGTATTCATCGCCAATTTCTTTTACAATTTCTTCAAGAAAGTCCATGTCAAATTCCCATTAGATTACGTTGCTTATCAAAATAGTTTTTGAGGATCCAAGAACTACTGTTTATCTTGTCATTTCCCCCTACTCCCCATTCAAAGAGAACTCTAGGGTTATCCTTGAAGGCATCTAGTTCTGGAGTATTGCCTTGTTGCCTATCGCCGCCATTACAGAATACTACCGTTTCAGCAACATCTAAACATTTGGCAATCGCTCCACATGCAGATCCCAAATCATCATCTGGGACAGGAATGACCGCATCAACCATATTAAGATGTCTGATAATTTCGGCACGCTCATGCCAAGACTGGAAGAACTGACCTTTTTTATTTACTAACCAATCTTCGCTGTTAATACCAACAAACAAATAGTTAGAATAGTCTTTCGCTCTTTTAAAGTATTGAATATGACCACTATGAACAGGATCAAATCCACCAGTAACCAGACTTACTTTATCAAAAAACATTAGATAACAAAACCAAATTTTTCGCGTACAATTTTTTTGTATGGACCGCCAGGATTTTCTTCCCTGACTTCCTTTACAATTTTGAGTTTTTGATAAAGAGAGGTGTCTCCACCCAAACGCAATGCACTAACAATAGTGTCTAGTTCTTTATCATTAATAGGTAGTTCCATCAGCTAAAAAATGCCTCCAAAGTTGCTGTTTTTTCTACTTTCCACCCAATAGCATCAAGAATTGCTTTGAGTGGTTCTACAAAACTCTTCTGGAATTGTAGTTCATAATCAATGTATTTGTCAAGATTGAGTTCCTTAGGAAAATCTTGAATAAAGGAAACTACATTCTCTTGAATAATGTTTGGTTTCTTCAAATACAAAAACTTAATTTTTTCTCCATTACCAATAAGAGAATACTTATTAGTAAGTTTTTTATCCTTAATATAATAGTTAAAAAGGAGAGCACCTCTAATATGGATTGGTGTCCCTTTAACGTAAATGTCAGAATAGGAATGATACTTCACAACGTTAGATGCAGTCCTAGGGAAAGCAATCTGCTCAGGAGGAAGACTATTAAATTCAGTACGACACTTTTCAATGAAATCAATAACGTCTTCTTCAGTAGCGTTCATCATCAACTTCAAACCATCTTTAATCATTCGACGGCATGGAGCAGGAGTTGAAGACTTGACTGCTTCAATCCCCATCATTTTTAACTTAGGTTCAGAATACTGAACACCTTCACTATTCCATACATTAAGGATGTATCGTTTTTTTGCAGTCCAAATACCACGTTCAGCGATATTTTCTCGCTTCATTTGCATTTTTTGATCATATGCCGATACATAATCCGCAAGTTCTTGATATGAACGTTCAATAAAAGGTTCAAATTTCTCTTGGCAGATCTTGTCAAGTATCCCCACAATTGCTGCTTTATCGCCAGACTTAGCAGCAAAAAATTTATCAACAAGAGGTCCGAGATTAAGATAGATCGAATCAGTATCTGATGCGATAACATAATCGTTATCCTTTGTTTGCAAAAGATTATTTAGATATTTGTTCATCTTATTCTCAATCCAACGGATAGAGACTTGACCAGAAAGCGTAATCGCTTCCGCATTGGCCAGTTTGTAGTAACGGAAATATTGATTACCAATAGCACCATATGCAGAGTTGAGTTGAATCTTGCGAGCCATCTGGATGTTGTTACACCTAGAAATCTCCTTCTCAAGTTCTTTAGTTGGAGTCTTTTCATAATCTTGTTTTGCAGCAAGCATTTTCTTCTTGAAGACTGTTCGATCTTTGTAGATCTTCTCCATCAATTCGGGAAGAAAACCACGGACATCTTTGCGGTACATTGCACCGTTAGCACAAACCGCACTGTCCTTATACATTTCGAACGTTAGTTCTTCATTAAGTATTTTATCAACTGTTGCTGCTGGGTGCCTGGTATCCCTGAGTGTCTCTGGCGAAATATTGTACTGCATAATAAGATGGGGATACAGACTATTGAGGTCAAAACTAACCACCCAATCATACTTTCCTGGAATCGGTTCCTTAACATATGCACCTGCGTACTTGGAATCCTTATCTGAACGTTCTTTTGGTGGGATAACAATATCTCTCTTCTTCAGGTAATTATAGATGATGGCATCCCACATCCTAACCTGAAAAAACACATCGACGAAATTTACCTTAGCGTCAAGTGCCATGGTAACAGCAAGTTCGATAAGTTTCATCTTGTCTTCCAAACGGTCAACAAGTTCTACGTCAATGATATTATATTCTACGAACTTTTGCCACCCTTTTGTATAAAAGTCTTTGAATGTATCAAACTCAGAGTGATCAAGTTTCTTTTGTCCAAGTTCAACACTAGCTATGTAGTCCAGACGATATGATTCTTGATTAGTATAAGTAAACTTTTTATACAAATCAAGATAGTCAAGTTGAGTAATACCACCAACGTCATAGGTAATATGTTCGCGACCCATGATGACAGTTTTATCTTCCGTTACAAGACCCCAAGGAGAAAACCTCTTCTTAAGTTTTTCGCCAAGAACTCTATCCAAGCGACGGCAGATGTACGGGATGTCGTACAACTGAATATTCCAACCAGTCAAAACTTCTGGAGTATTCTCTTCAACCATCCACCAATTGATGAAATCATTTAGAAGATCATATTCATTATTGAACTGCTTATAATAATGATTACCTTGCTTTAGTTTGAATGGTCCTTGACCCCAAGTAATAATTTCCTTCGTATTATAGTCCTGAATAGTAATCAATAGAATTTCTTCTGCAGCAGACTCTACATCTGGGAATCCATTCTCAGACTTAACCTCAATATCAAGAGTTACAAGTTTAATCTTACTCATATCAAACTTGATTTCTTCTTCAGAATATTTGTCAGAAATATACTGATAGATATACCTGTCGTTTCCGTGGATTTTGAAGTTCTCTACGCCGTCATATTTTTTGATAAATTCTCTACATTCTCTTACTGTCCCAGGACGAATTGATTCAACACATTCGCCCTGGAGAGTCTTGTACCTAGTTTCTTTTTTAGAAGGCACAAAAAGAGTCGGAGAAAACTTTTCTCGGATCATGAAATGTTTTCCATTTTCATAACCCCTAACGAGAAAATGATCCCCGACCATTTGGACGTTGGTATAAAATCGCATTACGAAATCAAGTTAAAGAAGTCAATTTGAGATACTGGTCGATAATTTCTTGTGTAGGTTCGACCACTGTTAGGATGTCTTCTGAGCGCAATCTCAATTCATCTTGTCCAGAAACTTCTGGCCAAGGAACCAAGTTGCCATCGACATATTCATACGGTTTAATGATCTTGCAGTCGGGTTCTCCCAATTCTACTTCAAGTTCAACAACTTCGCAAATAACGACGTTATCAACCTTCAGCAGGAGTGCTTTGATCGTCTTGTTCGGTGAAGGCATTTAATCGTTCCTCATACATTTTTTTAACAGATTCAAGTGGTTCCACAACCGTTACTACCCAGTCGGGTTTGATGGGGACTGCTTTGTCTGATGTCAAAAGAATCCATGGAGACATTGTAATCTCAACAGTAGAATCATTCGAATCAAGCATAGGTTCTTCAGTAAGAAGAATGCTTTTTTGTGTAGTAATAGTAAATGGATTATTCAGAAGATAACCAACGATTTTACCCTCTTCTTCCCCATACAGAAGTTCTTTAGCATCGGAGATAACAGTCTCCCCAGACTTCAATAGAATTAATTTTACAGACATTGTTCCTGGTTTCCTTTCAGTATTATAGCAATAAAAAGGAGGGGCGTCAACTGGATTTTGCCAGTTGCCCCTCGGCGTCAGCGACGACGATATGCTCTATTTATAATCTATGCTCAACTGTTTATTTTTAAAGATAGTCTTTACGTTTATGATGATCTGGAACGATCTTTGCCAGATCGACTATCAGTAACCCATCTTCAAAAGTAACTGATCTAACTTCCGTTTCGTCACTGAGGGTCCATGATCTTGTGAAACTTCTCTGAGCCATTCCTCTATGTAGATAATTTCGGTCTGACTCAGTATCTGCCTTTTGTCCTTCGACAAAAAGCTTTCCGTCTTGTGTGTAGACATTTACTTCTTCCTTTCTAAATCCTGCGAGTGCTAACTCAAGCCTGGATTCTACGTTGCTTACTTGAATTAGATTGTATGGTGGATAATTACTTGCCGTCTCATGTAGGGTTCCTAGACGATCGAAATAATCTTCCATACCTATACTGTATTTATTTATACGATCTAGCAGGGTAGGAATGTCTGCACTATGAAATTTCATTAAGTTAGTCATTTGACTTCTCCTTTAAAAAGCGAGTTTGTGTTGTGTGGTCCCCGAAGGCAACCGTTACTATTTAAGCACAAATCATAAAAAAACGGGGTAGTAAACCCCGTATTTTTTTATTCGGTTTCTTCTACTCGCTTCTTTTTAGATCCAATATTGTACTTGGTTTCTAGAATCCAATCCTGCTTGTCTTTATAAGCAAGAACTTTGATTTGATTCAAAGGAGCAATGTCTTGAATCTTAGTAGCGTCTACAATGCCAATAAGACCCCAATCAGTAAGCAATTGAGCAATACGGTTACGGCGTTGGACATCATTGACGGTGAGATTTGCGTGTTTGCCATCTAACGCAAATAATTCTTTGAAGTGTACCAGATAATATCTACCTTGCTTGTGTAGAATATGGCAAGATTGATAAATCTTTTTCTCTTTTCTCGAAGCGACTCCAATACGAGTCAAAGTTTCGCGCACTTTCAAAAAGTCATCGGGTTCATTTAGAACCACTTCTACCATTTGGTCGGGCGTCCACTTCACTTCAGGTTCTCTAACGACGCTCATTTCATCCTCCAGTTTCAAATTTTGATTTAATGAATGCTAATTGTTCTTTTGTTAGAATCCTCAAAGCTTGTTTTGCCTTTTCATTACTATAACCATAGTAACGTTTAACATAATCAAGGTCTTTGATCTTATCTTGTCGGAGCCAGGGAGAAAATCTCTTCTTTTTCCTGAGACTATTTAGAAAAAAATCATATTGCATTTTCTTGGGCAGAAAATGATACTGATTCATCTCATTTGCAAACATGATTGCATCCAGATGACCAGAGAAGCATCTGTTGACAACGTATGGAGGATATTCCTTCTCAATAGAAGGATCTTCATCAATCAGATTCTTCTTCGTTTGGTTGATCGAGTTTAACCAATCCTTCAATTCCATAATTAAACAATAGTAATTCTTTTCTCTTTTGCTGATCTCGCATGTATTCACCAACGGATCTCATTGTATAGGTAAGATCAAATTCTGCTGCTCTCCATTTAGAGTCAGTAAATCTGTCTTTGACAAGTTGATCAGAATTGTATGATACAAGAGAATCTAATGAGCACTCATTACAATGCTGAGCAAAAAGGTCATGATCAAATCCTTTATGCATTGAACCCTTTTTACCATAAAGATTATCTTTGATATCATATGGAGGATCAAGGTACATGAAAACCTTTCTATCTGATGTTTCATCCATCAGATAATCATATGAGTAATTAGTAATATCCCAATGAGAAATAATTTCTTGATAACCAGGAAGTTTCTCAATACCCCTCATTGAAAAATTACTTACTGATGCCATCTTGGAAAAAGAGGAACTTTCAGTAAGACCGCTAAAGGAACATTTGTTGACAATATAAAATGCACATGCCCTATCAAAAGCAGATGCTTTCGTATCATTCAGTGTATCTTTGGAGGATAAAAACAGTTCTCTTGCTCGCTCCTCATTATGATGATATGACTTCAGATTAGTCAAGTTCTCTTTCATATCAACCCCAAACATCTGGACTTGTTGCCAGAAGTTTACCAGAGGTTCATACAAGTCATTAACCCAAATCTTTAGGTTGGGATACTTCTTGGTAATATGAATTGCCACACTACCTCCGCCAAGGAAAGGTTCTCTGAACTCCTTATAATCCCTCAGATCAGGGAAGAAAGGGTCCATCTTCACACAGGCACGAGATTTACCCCCTGGAT